ATGCTTTTTTGTGAACTCGCATTTTTGTTACCGATGTTTTTTTGTCCCAAGCCAAACGCATTGGAAACGGCAATTGTATGGTTGTCAAATAGCTACCTTGCTGATTTGGTTGTCCGTAAATTTGAATGATTTGTTTTGTGTTTAACATAACTACTTCTTTTTTAAATTTCTAAACATTTTATCTTCCTTGACTTTTGTCCACATGAAGAATAAAAACAATCCATTAAATATTGTTTCTATTAGATTGAATTTGATTTGCGGATTTCCTTCAAATACAAACAATTCTTTGAAAAGTGTTACACTATAAAACAAAGTGCAAAGCATTAATAATCCGCAGGCGATTTTCCTTGAAAAATCACGTTCTTTTTCATCTGTAAGTTTTATGAAGAATGTGAAAAATAATCCTCCATAAATAATCCAATTAATTATCAGTATCATCTTGTCCATCTTTGTCAATTGTTTTAATTAATTTTTTTACCGAAGCTTTCAGAATGCTTTCTAATCCGTACGCTACAACAACTGTTATTAATAGTGTTACTTTGATTGATAGTTCCCAAAATTCCATAACCGCTGGCATTACAAAAAAAGCCACGATTACCGAGCCTAAGAATTTACCTAACAATAAAGTTCTATTAATTGCTTCTTTACTATCTTTTGAAAAGAAAGCATAAATAGTTGTTATGATTGATGCTAAAAATATTAGCAGTTGCGTTAAAAGGTCGTTGTTTTTCATTTATCGTTATTTCTTTATTGGGTAATATCTTGGCGTAAATAAAGTGCAATACGGCACGAAAACGAAACCAACAAGACTAACCAACACAAAGCGAAAGATTTGATTTCCTTTGCCGTTTTTACGCATATTTTCAAAGAATTTCCATGCTGACTTAAACCATTTTATAAAGTTTCTGTTTGCACCAATTAAACATTCGTAATCGTGTACCATTGCATCGATGTCTAACTTTGGTAAATCGCATAAATCTTTTACGATTGTTGCGCCATCGAATTTTGTTGTAAAGCGACAAAAGAAATCGTAGGCTTCGATATATAAATCAATTTCCGATTCATTTCTACCTTTGTACTTTAACATCATTCGCAATTGATAGCGATATTCTGCTAATGTTTCTCTGTCTTGTTTAAAGAAATCGCTTTTACTTTTTCTTAAAAAATAAATCAGTACCAAGGCTATTAAAAGGATCATGTACCACATAACTAAAATATTTGCCATTGGTTAGCACTTGTGTTATAACCACACAATTCATTTTCTAAAGTATCTTGACAGAAATAAAATAACAACGCTAATTTTGGGCGTAGTTCTTCTTTTTCAAATGGTGTTAATTGTGGTGGAATTTGCGACTCAACCACTGTAAATAGTTGGTTGTACAACTCCATAGGAACTGAAAATCTTTTTTCTCTAATTACTTGAAACGGATATTCCGAAATTAACACCTCGTCATTTTCTCCGATGTACTCGCTTTCTCCAATTACCGTATCTTTAATTAAAAAGGTTACGCTTTCCGAATTTTTAGAAACTTCTTTAATTTCCACTTCAACGTGGTTTAATTTTGAAGGGTCAAATCCCCCCCAGTTTATTTTTTCTGTTGTTCTAATCTTTGCCATTTTATGTGTTTCTTAAAATTATGTTATTACCTATTGTTATTCTATTTGAACTTTGATTTGTTTTATATAAAATTACTTCGCTTAATTTTCCTGTCATAAAATTCGCCCCTGAATATGTTCCGATTTGATTAAAAAAATTATTTAAAGACACACTATTAAAATTTGCAGGAACTAAAACTTGATTTTTATATAATTCTTTTGTCGGTGTTGAAGAGTGAGCATCTAACAAATAAGCACTTGTTGTTGTGTCTATTGAATTTGATGCTAAATAACCCGTTGGAACTTGAAAATAATACTTTTTGTCTGAAAAATGCAATAAAGCAACAGAATTACTACCTGATAAAGGAGCAAAAACACTACCTGAAGCATTTCTTTTTCCATACGCAAAAACAGAAAAATTAATAGTTACAGTTTCATTAGTTATTTGAAAAAAATCATTAATACCGTCAAAGTATAAAGTTGGGTGTCCATTTAATGTTTCTAAAGTTCCACTATTTACAATTCTAGGCATACTTCCTAAAGTGTCTTGAAAGGCATTATTACTTCCAGATTGATTAAACCATCTACTAACATAACCGCTATTTGAACCAATAAAAGCAAGTAATGTTGCCGTGTCTAAAATATTATTTACAAATCCAATGTCTAAAGTAGAAAAATCGCTACTTCTGACAACTCTTATGCAATTACCAGTATAGTTTTTAGATAATTTAAACAGACTAAAAGATAAGTTCGCTGGGAAATCATCTAATAATAAATTAGATTTATAAGTTCTCCCGAATATGTAATTTTTAGCTATCATTACGAAAGTCCTCCTCCTGAAATTATATAGTTATTAGTTGTGTATTGTGCCAAGAAACTCATAGTTTTAGCTGATTGTACATCTCCATCACTTTCAGCATTTATAGTTGTTCCACTTGTCAAAAACGTAGCAATAGCACCAGTCAAAGTTCTAAAAGTGCAATTAAAATCTGAACGTAAACCCGATGGAATAGTAATATTAATAGTCGCAGTAACCCAAATTACAGCGTTATGATGTGCATTTGATAAAGTTGTATTTGTTGAAAATGTAAAATAGTTTTGAGTTGTTCCAATTTCACTCGTAGCCTTTGTACCTTGACTCCCATCTGCATTAATGATATAAGCACGCTCTACTCCTGCGGTTGAAACTTTGTCGAGTTTTAAAGGGTCACTATTAAAATCAATAACATTAACCGATTTTCTAATTATCGGAACATACCACCCGTTTACTTTTACACTTGCATCGTCATCTGACAATATATATATTTCCGCTGGATTGAATAGCCAATCTTCGTTGTCTATCGAAAAAGAAAGTTCTCTAATTATTTGACCATACGTTATAACATCTTTTTCCACCCAACTACTTACAAGCATATCGTATTCGCTTGGCGAACCAACTCCAAATTTTATGTATAAAGTAAATTTTTGCGAAGGAGATGTAGACGATAACAAAAAATCAAATCTTATTTGCGCTTGGTCTCCTAAGTCTAAAGGCGAAAAAGTAAAAGCATTGTCTGTTGTTTCCCATACATCAGCAACACCATAAGGCGCAAAGTCTTTTTCTGTTCCTATTCCTAATGTGTCATTTGTTAATTTTTTAGGAACGCTTGGAAGTACAACTAAAGGAGTCGTGTGTGTAGCTAAATCGTTATAATGAAAATGCCCAACACTCGCAAATAATTGGTCAGGTTTATTTTTTATGTAGTCATCAGCGGTGTCGTCATCTTGCAACCAATCAGCTTGAATGTTTTCTTCTGCGTTTGCGTTTAAATTATCTAATTTATCTTTTAAGATTGTCGTAAAATCATTCTCACTTAAATCTTTTCCTACAACCTTATCTACCTTATTTGTATATAAGTCTGTATTCATTGCTTGTTGAGCTATAAACGCATCTCTTAAAGCATCTCCTGTACCATCGTTGGCAATTGCTCCAACATTAAAATTTGTTTGTGCCATATTAATACCAAGGAATTATTCGTTTAAAAACTACTTTATTTTCGTTTGTATATTCTGGAATGTCTAAAGTTCCTAAATATGTAATCAATTGATTTTCAAAATTAACAGCCATTTGTTTATATTTTTCTGCTAATAACTGATTTTCTTTTAAATCAATAGCTGTTCCGCCCTCAATTGTCATTTTAACTATTCCGTTATTTACAATTTGATAAGCACCCATTCCAATAAAATAAGAAGATGAATAATAAGCCAAAGCCATTAATACATAATCTTCGTAAATTATTTTATAAACACCTGTTAAATTATCTGCATCGTAATCTGTTAAAATCTTATCATACAAATCAGAGCCTAAAACTCTTTTAATATCGTTTACCTGTGCTGTAAATACGTGCGGTGCAATTTTATCTACATCGATATTTCCACTTAAACTCGTTAAGCGTGGTATATCGTTTGGTTTAAGTAGCAGTATCTGTTCCATTTGTATCTAAATTTGTTTCTTCTTCAAAATCTTTAAAGTCTAATGTAATTTCAGGATTTATAAGTTTAAAAACATCATACAATCCATTTAAAAACGTTGTTCTAAAAGGGTTGATATTTCTTCTGTATAAATCTTTTATTGCTACAGCTCTTTCATCTGCATTAGAACTAAAACCACTACCTTGATTACTACCAGCAAATAATACAGGAGGTGCGGAATGTGCAACTATTAACTTTCTTTCGGCTTCCTCACTATAAAATACGTTGTGTTGTTCTAATTGACTTGGCGCAACTCTATCAACTGTTACTGCATTTTCTGCACCATCTTGAAAAGATACAATTATAGCTCCGTTATTTTCATTTCCTCCTACACTTTCACGAATCCTATTGGCTTCCTGTTTTGCTATTTCTTCACTTTCTAATTCACCACTATTATAATTGATAACAGTTATTTCTTGAAGTGAATTTTTAAAATGATTATATCCAGCGTTTGAAATTTGCCCCTCAATTCTTGCCCAAGGAATACCACTCAAATAATCAGGAACTGGAAAAAATGGCTCGCTCGTTGGTCGTCTTACATAAATAATTTCTAAAGGATTTCCTTTGTAGTTTCCTGTAAATTTTGGATACAACTGCGGTCTGTAACGCCCTTTATTTAACCAGTCGTAACTGAACCAATAACCATCTACTTCAAATTTTTTAGAATCATAATTTACGCCAAATTTATATATCGGCATATATGCAATCTTCAAAGGCTTTCTGTCTTGTTCGTTGCTATTCCAAATTACTTGAAAAGAAAAACCGCCATATATTTTTAAATCTTGAACTGCCAACAAACAATCTTCTTGACTTATATATTTATCAATGTTAGTTCCTTTTTTATCAACTAACCCCTCGCCAAAAATATAACTTACATAAGCATTAATAATAGATGAATTTGTCGGACTATCGTCGTAAGCATCTTTATAGTTTTTAAAGTTATCGTTATTAACTCCGTTTGTTACCCAATTACGGCTAAAAACAGGTTTTATGTCAATAGGCTGATAAGCGGAAAAATTCTCTTTACCAAAAGAAAAAATCTGTCTACTCTTTGAATTTGAAGTACTCATTATTTTGTGTTTTATATTCGTAATTTTGTACGTCTGTTCCTTCTTTTAAAACTATAAGTTTACCTATGTAGATAATTGTAGTTTCATTGTATATTATTACTTCGTATTTATTCTGAATAGCAAAATCAGTCGGCTGATTCACAATAGTTACGTTTAAATAATCATTAATTGTAAACTCAATATCAGGATTAATAACCTCGTTACTCATTTCGTTTCTTAAATGTAAAGAAAGTGTATTACCAATTAAAGGATAAACACGAGGAACAACGCTAAAAACTAAAGGAGTATCTAAAAAAAGTACTTTCATTTGTTGTAATTTATAAAAAAAGCCTTCCAAATTCTGAAAGGCTTTTAATTATTTTCAGATCGTTATACGTATGATTTTAAAGCTGCTGCATAATCAACCAATCCATCGCCTGTTAAGATGTATTTTCTTGAAAAATCAGGTTCCATAGTATTGAATGTAACAGTATATCCGTTTAAATCTCCAACTTGACCGCCTGTATCTCCGTCGGCTGTAGTAACTAAAGCGCCATTTTGAGAACCAGCACACATAATTACACCATCATTGCGTTCTAAAAATAGCACAACTTCGCCTTTCATTAATTCCGTAACCATTGCTGTAGTTTCTAAATCTCCTCCAGCTGGCACATTGAATACGCAAGGTATTGAGCCGTTTACTCCTGTGCTTCTATTGTCGCCCCCTGAAATACCATTTTCTAAAAATTTAGTAGTAGTATTTTTAAGTTCTAAACGTGCAATAGTCCCCACTCCGAAGTAAGTTGCTAAATCGATTACACCAGTTGGAGTAGTTACGATTCTTGACAAAGAATTAAATGCACCGATACCGATTGCACGAACTCCAGCCATTGGCGAAATATCTGCTAACTTTCTACTTTTTGTTAAAGTAACTGCCATATTAATTTTTTTTTAAAAACCGCCCGAGTTAACGAGCGGTTATGTTAATATTATCCTACGTAAAGAACGTTGAATTTTTGATTTACAACGTGAGCAAAAATTGTAAAGATTACATCATAGAAGTAGTCTTTTCTTGGAGCTGGATAAGGTGCAATATTAATATTTGCATAGTCATCCATTAAATCCGTACACCACATAAAGTTCATAGGAACTCCAGCGATAATAACATTGTTTGCTAAAGGAACAAAAACAATCTCTACATCTAAATAGAAATATTTACCACTTGCTAAATCAACTGTAAATGTATCTCTATAAGTTTGCGCTAAATTGAAAGCATTAATCATTTTCTTTACACTTCTTGGAGCGTAAATCAATGGTTTATCAGCACCAGCTAAAACCTCATTTGGAATAGCATCGTAAACTTTTCCAATTTCAGTAGCGATATTTGAAGAACTTAATGTTGTTCCAGCTACTTTAATTCTTTTTCCTACTGCTGCTTTGTTATAAATCATTTTTGCAGTTAACGAATCAAATAAAGTAGTTGGCATTGCCGCTACTAAAGTTTTTTCCGCTGCTCCTACTGCTGCTTGACCTGGTCCAGCTGTTAAAGCCGCTACCGCAATTTGAGTTGCCGCAGTAGAACCATTCCAAAATTTAGCCTCTGCGTCTAAAGAAATTAAAGGCGCTACACCATTTAATACAATTCTGTTAAACTCATCAGAAACATCATTGATTGCACCCGGCTTCATATCTCTATTAAAGCGAGTTGAACGCAAATCATCTGGCGTAAACTTGTCGATAAACTCTACTTTTACTGGAGTAACAGTTGTATCTTCTAAGCCAATAGCTCCAGCCTCTGAGCCTGCAGGATTAACGCTCCACGCTTGCATAGTTACTGAATTAATATTTTCAGTAATAACTCTACCAGCTTTAATTCCAGTTTCAAAAGCTACTAATCCCTTTTCTACTGTATCATTTTTAAAAAGGATTTCTGCAATAATATCCTCTTTGAAATCCGTAGGGATTTGCGCCCCTGTGTAAGTAATTCCACTCATCTTTTAATTATTTTTTGAATTTTTTGTTATGTTCTCTAAATTTTTCATAAGCACTCATTTGCTCATAAGGTTTGTCCGTTTTCGTTTCAATCGGTAAGTTTTTCGCTGGATATGCTGCTGGAGTTTCATTTTTAAATTTCTCCAATGCTTTTACAGCTTGTTCTTTTTCCGCTTTCATAGTTTCTAAAACGGCATCGTCTTTTACTTTTTCGGCTTCCCAATTTGCAATCTTTGTTTCCAATTCTGCAATTTGCTCTTTAAGTTTAGCATTCTCCTCTAAAAGCATTGCTTTTTCCTCGTCTGGAGCGTCTGCTGGTGGAGTTGCTGGGTCTTCTGCCATTTCCTCTTTAGCTTTAGCTTCTTCCTCTAATCTCTTTGCTTTTTCTTCTTCCGTTTCTGGAACTTCATCAGCAAATAACTCTTTGAAAAAAGCTGTTACTTTCTCTAATTTATTCATATTAATTTCTGTTTTAAAATTACTCTTTAATTTAGGCTCTTTAAAATAAGCCTCAATACTCAATCCATCTAAATTACCAGACTTGCACTCATTCCAAACTGCATCGTTATCGATTTTAAAACCCATAACTAAATCGCCTTTTGCTGTTTGCAACCCAATTTCTTTAGATTTGTCAACATCTGGATTTTTAACTATCCAATTTTCAAAACAATAAACTCCGTCGGCATCGTTATCTCTTTCGTGGTTAATGTTTACTTTAGAATCGTTTAAGTTTTTTCTTAACTGCAATTGGAATTTTTCAACCGTATCCTCTGAATAAAAAACATAACCTTTATTATCGATTATATCATTAATATTATTTCTAAAAATCTTAATATTTGGGCGCATTGCAACACAATAAATAATTCTTTTCTCATCATTAGTAAAGAACATAGGATTTTCTTTTGAAAATAAAATTAAATTCTGTTCAATAGCTGGGTCTTTTACTAAAGATACCTTTGTAAAAGTTTGCGCTTCTCCTTCCTCTAATTCAATTTCGTAAACTGGTAAATCCATAATATAAAATAAAAAAAGCCTGTCCGCAATTACGCAGATAGGCTTTTAGGTCTTGTCAATGTTATAAAAGTGCTGTACATCTTCATACAGATAATTACTAATTCGGGTTAAAGATAATAAATTATTTTTAATTAATCTAAATAAAAAACATTTTTTTAAAAAGAATTTGCTTCTACTCTATTTCTATCCAAAGCCTGTGCGGTTGTAACTTCTGAACTAACTACAAAAGCCTGTATAGGTGGAGCGTCTGCTGTTCTATCTGTAACCGCTGTTGCTATTTGGTTTTCGCTACTATTTTGAAATCCTACTTGTGGCGCACTTCCTCCGCTTGGTGTACTTCCACCTGTAGAACCTCCACCTCCTCCAGCGCTTCCTCCACCTCCTACAGCAGCCAATGCTTTAGCTGTAGCAGCAATTGAACTCGCAACACCTATACCTGTGGAAATATTATTAAAAGCGATTGTAGGTGCAGCACTTGCTCCCGAAGTTGCTATTGCTTGCGGTGTTGCTAAAGCTCCGACATTTGCACGATTATTGTCGATAATCATTTTACCTATACCTATTGCGTTCTCTGCTATAATAGCGGCTTTCTGCATTGCTTTTGATTTTCCAAAAACACCAGCTAATAATTGAACGCCTTTACTTGCTATTTCGATTTTTTTATCTTCGATAGCTTCTTTTTGTTCCAACATAGCAACCTCTATAACTTGCTGGTCTTCGAGTTGCTTTTGTATTTCTGCATTTATTTTATCCTGTTCCTCTTTATCTTTTACAGCTTTCTCTTCCGCTCTTTTAATTCTTAACTCTTCCGTTAAGATAGCATACTTTTCATCGTTAAGTTTTAAAAGATTTGTAACATCTTCGCCTTTTTTTCTTAAAGTCTCAATTTCTTCTAAATCTCTTTCCTTTTGGCGTTGTAGTTTTTGTTCGTCGCTTTTGTCTTTTAGATTTTCAATGTCTGTTACATATCTTTCTTCAAGTTTTTTTAAATCCTCTTTTAGTTTTTGTTTTTCTTTTAGTTCTTCTTCGTGTTTTCGTTTGCGTTCGTCGGCTTCTTTCTTTGCCGCTTCGGCTCTTTTTTCTGCAAGCTCTTTGTTCTTTGCTGTTTCTTCTGCTACTATTTCGACCTTGTGGTCAATAGCCATTTGGCGACGTGCTTTTAAACTACTATTGTAATCTTCGTTTGTTTTCTTGAAAAACTCCCACGCTTTTTTTGCTGTTTCTTTTTGAGCATCTGTGGCATCTTCTAAACCCGCAACTCTTTGAGCTTCTATTAAAATAGATTGCGCCTTTAAAGCGTTTAATCTTTTTTCTACAACTTCTTGATTTATTAACTCCTCTTTTAGCTTACGAACTTCGTCTGTGCTTTTGCCTTGCGCTTTAGCCATAGCAATAGCAGCATCAGCCGAGAAACGCATTTGCTCGTTTGATTTTTCATTAGCCTTTGTTAGCTTGTCAATTTCGCCTGATAGTTTTTTGTTAGCTTGTTCCGCTTTTGCTGCTTCGCCTGAAAAATCCCCAAATGCCCCAGTTAAATAACCAATACCTAAAACTAAAGCCGCTATTCCTGCAACTACTAATAAAATAGGACTCGCTAAAATAGCTAATGCGGCATTAAATAGATTTGTTGCTACTGCAGCTGCTGTAGTTGCAATAGCATTGAAAGTCATACCACCACCTAAAGCGGTCGAAGCTACTGCTGCACCTTCTGTAATAACTATTCCTTTTGCTTTACTTGCGTTGTTAGCTTCCGTTGCTGCGGTGTCTACTGCTTTTGCTGTAGTTAACGTTGTAAACATCGAACTAACTTGCGCCTGTAGTTTCATAAAGTCGTCGCCCATTTCGGTTATACGACCTACTGCATCACTGAAAGCCATTGCAGCCTGAACTTTTAAAAGTGCTTTTTCTGTATCTTCACTTTCTGCACCCATTAAAGCCATACCCGAAGTAACTCCACTTGCTGCTACTGCTGCGGCATTTACAGCGGTTGCCATTCCTTGAAATTTTCTATCAGGATTAAAACCTTCTACCAAATCATTTGCAAATCCAACTTGGTCTTTTAACTCAGCTACTTTTTTAGCTGCCTCAATTGCTTGTTTAGAAGTTTCGCCGTAAGTCTGTGACATTTTTATTAAATCCTGTGTTGCTTCACGGATTTGCGTTTTCATCGACTTATAAGCCTGTTCCTCTTTTTTAGTTTCGTTTGTGCCTCTTACTTTTTCGTCATTGACATTTTCGTAAGCACTATTTAAACTATCAACTTCTTTAGCGGCGTTTAAGGCGTTGGTTTTATAATTTAAAATTATATTCTGTTGTATGTCTTTTTCTTCAGCCATCGATTAAAAATTTAATAGTGTTAATTTTGATTTACCTGTTGTTGTGTCAATACTTGCTTCTAATATCTCGAATTTTGTTTCTCCAATAATTATTTCATTTTGCAATCTAAAACCAGTTGGAGTATTTCCAGTTCCAGCCGATATAGTCGCATCGTTTAAATATATTTCCGAACTCGGCAAATTTATTGTATATGTTTGACTTAATGCGTTAGGATTTAAAAGCCTTGAAATCATTTGCGAATAATACAATTGGAATAAACTATTTGTATAATTCACTCCATTAATAACAAGGATTGAGAAAGCCAAACTATGTAAATTCGTTTTATTAAAAGGCATTACTTTAATATAACTTGTTAATTGACTATTTGTTAGCACGTTTGAGGTGTTAATATTCTGACAACTCAATGTATTTGAACCTAAAGAAGTATTGCCGTGTGAATAAAACATCGTTAATTCGTTGCTATTTGGAGTGTATCTAAATAAGCCTCCTATGTTTTCTGGACTTTCTCCTTTAAATCCGTATGCTGTGTACACATTTGAAGTGCCATTTATCACAATTGGAGGTATAATTGAGAACTCCGTTTCCACTTTAAACTCTTTTGCATTGGTTGGCTTAACTAAAGGATATGAAGTTTGTCCATATTCTACCCCGAATTGCTTTTTAAAATCAATATTACTTCTATATTCGCTTTGTTTTAGCTTAAAATTATAGTAATTATAGTCATTTCCTACTGATTTAGTTACCTCTTTTACATCTGCGAACCTTGTATAGTCTACTTCTAATTTAGAATATACCTGACCTGTCGTGTTTACATCTTGTGGCGTAAGCAAAAATAGGTTTTCATCGTTTGGAGAACTATCATAAATTGATAAATTAAACGTTCTAAAGTATGAATTTAGAAAGTCAATTATCTTTATGTCTGGTAAAGTCTTTATTAAATCTATTTTATTCAATCCTACATCATCAGCATTGATATTGTTAATCGATTGCGATATTACGTTTAAAAGAAAATCGCCTAAAAGAAAATCGCCTAAAAACTGACATTGTATATTAAGATGACTCCAAGTTATTAACTTATCACATTCTAACGTTATATAAAACTCTGAACTTCCAGCCGTAAAACTTGATAAAGGGAAATTTATATATGGCGTTACAGTTCCAAAATCAAACTCTCCGCTATCTTCATAAAATAAAATGTTATTTGATTTATAGTAGCATTTGAATTTTACATCTGTAGTAGTTAAAGTGTCATCTGATATTATTGTGTTTAAAAACTGAAACGTTAATCTAATATAATCAACTCCAGAAGTTTTATTGATTTTAAAAGTTTTGTCAGTAGAGTTATAAACAATTTTGTTTACTCCAGATGGATTTGTAAAAGCGTTGTTTATTGATAATCTTTTTTCTTTTCCATCTGTTATTGTTTCAGCATTTCCGTAAACGTATAAATCAGCCAATTGAGGTGTTAACTCCAAAGGCGTGTTTATAGTAATATTATATTTTGTTTTGATTAAACTAAATATATCCAAAAACTTTAACGCTGGGCGAATTTCTCCGCTATTTATACATTTGTCGCTGTTTGGATTGTTACCTGATTTATACGCTATGTTGTCATTATATACTGTGTTGGCATCGTAATTCCAAACTCTGTTATTTGAAATCAAAGGAGCAAAGTAACGCAAGCCTGACAATGTAGCTACGCTCGATAACCTTTGATACACTTCTTTTGCAGTCCATTTAGTAATATGGCTTCCGTTGCTTAAATCGTGTAAAGTATCGTCGCCTATTCTTTCTTTTAAAGATAGTAAGTTAGTGTTGAAATTAGCGGTAAAAGTATCGGCTTTATTGTTTTTGTATTTAACGCCTTCAAGTTTCAATATTCCTGTTTGGTTAAGAACTCCGTTTGTGTAAACCTTACAATTAAATTTACTATCTGAATTTACTTTTACTACTTCGGTGTTTCCAAAAAAACCAAAAGCCTGCTTATTCTTTGGAGTAGCAGGTATTGAAAAATTTTGTGAGAAAGGGGCGAATACTTTTGTAATATCCTGTAAGTCCTTTTTAGAATATTTCATAGTAAAACTTTCATCTTTGAATAAGTCTAACTTTGTAAATTCTAAATTATCAATTGAAACGTATATTTCGGTTATTATGCTTGCCATTCTCTATTTAGACTAATTAAAAATAATAACAAATATACAAAATTATCGTATATCATTTATTTTATTTGTGGTTGTTTCAAATTTTAAATTGTAATCGATTTGGTTTTTATCGTTAACTCTATTTTTAATTTGAAAATCTGTGTCGGTTAAGATAACTGGAATTTGTCTATGTGTTTTATACTTCAATAAATACTCCTCCGTAACGGTCTTTCCGTCAATAGTAGTGTTTAAATCGTCAATAGTTACATAGTTATTATCGATTGTTATACCAATTGTGCTTTCTTCTCTTAAATCGCCTTTGAATTTAACCAAATAAACCTTTGGCGAATAGACTATTTGCTCCACAATATTAACCATATCTTCTGTTAGACTTCCTGTATTTATAGTTATAGTCTGCTCAATGTCGAAATTATCCGTAAGTTTAGAATGTGTATAACTATTATCTACCTTTGAAGGGTCACGATAGTTAACATTGTTAGTGGTCATTGTTTTTTTATTAGTAGTCGTAGCTTTTCCGTGTGGCGTGAACATATCCCACAAACCTAACTTATTCAAAAATACAATTAGATAAGGGTCACGGCTTTCACGTGTCCAATTTGTCGGTGGCGTTACATCAGTTACTTCGATTATATTTCCAGTGGTTGCCGTAGCTACCGAAGTACTTAAATCGAAAGCCTGACTTATATAGTTATGGATTCGGTTATTATACCAACGCTCGTAAGTTGGTAGTGTTGCGCTATAAACATTCGTTGCTGTTTGTTCTTCGTCGTATCGATAACCCAATGTGGCAAACGAAGTTCTATAATTAAAACGTGTTGTTACTCCTGCGCTTGTAATGTCCGCCACAATTTGCCAAAACACACCTTGACCCGTGATAGCTGGGTTGTCTACTTCGTTGTAACTAAAATTAGGCTGATTTGTGTTTGGCGCATTGCTTGGACTTACTAAAAATGATTTTATAAGCTCTGAAATTTCAAAGTTTATATATGTATCAGAAGCACTTACTTTCGCTTTGTATAGCGTTTGATTTGGATTTGCTAACGTTTTGTTTTGCGCTCCGTTCCATATCCAAATATAAATATACGCACTTTCAATAGTTGCATCTTGTAAGGCGTTTTGTAATCTTATATGAATAGGAGAATTACAAAATGAAATATCAGTTTCATTCGCTATTGCGGTTCTATCTAAAACAGGTAAAGTAGTAGGTGCTGCCATTATTTCTTTTTAAAAGGTTTTAAAAGGACATCGTTTATATCCTTTATAATTACATTTGTGTTTTCTTCAATGTTATTGTCGATTGCTATTTTTAAAGCGTTCTTTTCGCCTGAAACAATACCCGCTGGATAATTAAACGCTCCGTAAAACATCTGTGCAAATGTTATCTGTGTATCTTTTTCAACACGCCAGTTCATCTCATCCTGCAAACGCCCTGTATCTCGTCTGGAATTTGGCACTGCTTCATCTAAAACCACATCGCCAAACTTCATAAGCCTTGCTTTTATAATTCTATCGGCTTTTAATTGCGTTTTACTCCTCCTCTTTGCCATCTTCTTTTTCTCTTTTTTTCTTTATCGTAGCAATAAGCTTTTTAATATTGCTTGTCGTGTTCTTTGCAGCGGTCAAAGCTCGCTTTTGTGTGCTTCTTCCTTGCTTTGTTTTTCCTTTCTCATAAGTGTCGCCACCTAACTCCGTAAGTATAACCCGATAAGGAACACCAAACGGCATATACTGCCTTGCTAAATCTTCTAATAAAGAGTTATCGCCAAACGAACCATAATATATTTGTCTAAAAATAACCTCGCCCCTAACATAAGTATAAGCAATAGAACGTTTGAGAGTACCTTGGTCAACTCTCGCTGTAGCTTTAGCCTTATCGACTATGCTTTTTGCTATCGTTCTAATTTCGATTTCTTCCATTACTATACTGAACCTCTATTGTATATGCTTAAATCAATATCAAACTGTACACCATCACAACCACCATTGCCCCAATTTTTTAAAGGGCGCAAAGTAGAAAGGTTTTGTATTTCAATATTCAAATCGTTATTTTTCCAACGTAAATAATTAATAAATTTAGCAGCTATCGAATTTGTTTCATTCATATTGTCAAGATAGTTGCTATCATTTAGTAATTTAGAATTAGTCTTTATAGGTTTTATTTCTCTTTGCTGCAATATAGTAATCTTGTACGTTGCTACAAATGCATCTGTTTGTATATCATTCTCGATAAAGTCAACATTAACCAAAGGGAAAATATTTTCTTTATTTCCGTCTACATCTAAAGTCGGCACAATAGTAATCGTGTTAACCAATGTATCTTGGTTAAACCTACCTATTACAAAATCATTTAAAATACTTAATTCATTCATTACTTTATATTTTCTACATCACGTTTTCTAATTAAATACTCCCCAATAAATAAGTATTTTTCTGTTTTCCATTTTAATACTTCTTGCATTTTTAAGAAGTCTCCTTTACAAATAGCATACATTATTTCAATGTGGCTACCATAGTGTTCAGCAAATTCTTTACGAGCAATCGCTCCTTCTGTTATCTTATCAGTTGAAGCCTTAATTGGCGGATTAAAAAGATATTGAAAAGGTTGCTTGATTTCGATTGCTCTTTTAGAAAAGCCTGCATAATCTTTTGTCCGTCGCTTAATGAAATCTTATTTACATCTACTTTGCCAAACCACCACAAAGGGCGAGTTATTAATTTTAAAAGACTTCCGTAATCGTGTTCACTATTAAAAGTATCGGCATCAATAAAGTTATCGGCTTTCTTTAATTGGCGTAAATTAATTAAATACTTTACAAATCTTTTAGGATTCTTATTTAAAGCCATTGCAAACTCCTCTACATATAACGCTTCGTTTTCGAGTACTTCTGGATAGAAGTGTTCAATTACTTTGTCCGCTATAAAAATAGCATCGTCGGAGTGGTCTTTTATTTCGTGCGAAAATTCCATAAATTTTAAATATGGAATATCGTGCATTGTATTATACTTTGCCATTCTTTTTAACCTTTTTAGTTGCTACAACAAACTCAGGATTTTGAACAACGTATTGTTTTACATCTTTACAATTCTGAAACTCATAGATAGCTTTTAACTTATAACTATCAAAATGTTTTTCTTCTGGAAATAACTCTTTAAAAGTTTCCTCGCTTGTAATTTCTTTTTTATCCAATGTTCTAAATTCTTTTTTTAAGAACGGGAAAAAGTGTAGTAAATGTTCTTTTATCATAATATTATAATTTTCTTATTTTCTTTGATAATACGTGTGTAATTGCATAACGTGCAGCATCTATTGCGTGATTAAACTCGTCAATTGGCTCTTCTTTGCCTTTGTTTGACCAACGATAGTTATTTAATTCACTTTGTAAATTTAGTGAATTTTTATCAACAATCAAATCAAAATCTAAAATTGCATTTATACTATCTGTAATTTTTGGTTTTGTGCAAGATTTAATATTTAACCCTTTTTGTTTTAAATCTTGAATAAACATAGGTACAGCACTATCGCACCATATACGAGTGCGACCACAGCTTTCTTTAACACCCTCATAAATTTGTGAAGTCGTTTGATTAGTTTTATAAAACAATTCTTTAAGGTATATTTTTTTATTGTCTTTATCAACATTCACTTTCACAAACGCTGTAGGGTGTGTGAAACCTTGGTCTGCTCCAATAACAGCGCCATACTCTGGTTCTACAAAATCTCCTATTGTATAATCAAAAATAACACCCTCTGCGTTATCTCTAAAACTTCCTAAAATAACATTTTTATATTCTCTATATTCTCTTTGTATCTTTTTTGGTAGATCGTCTCTTTCCGAAACTGGAACAGATAAGTAATATTCATAAACATCTCTCAATCTTTCGTACTCATTCCAATTTTGAGGTGCTATGTTTTCTTTACCATTATCTAAATAGGTAGTGTGTATATACATAACGTTACCTATGATGCCATTAAATCCATCAGGCACGCCTTCATAAAATTCAGGATAAAGCCAGTGTGTTTTAGTAGGCGGATTAAAAACAATTATATTTAAACATTGAACATCTTTTGCTCTTATTGATAATTTAATTTTTTTCCATTCTTCGTATGTTGGCAACTCCTCGCCTTCTTCTGTTACAAACATCGAATAATCTTCTAATGACTTTAATTTAGCTGATTGATTCCCTGAACTTGTTTTGTGTCCTGTAATAGATATTTTACCTTTTGATAATTTATGATAATAATCGTGGTTCGCATAAACAAATTCATCCAACAAACCTAAAGCATCCATTCTATTTTCTAACGCTGCTGTAATAGAGTTATCTGTGGAACTCATTGTATAACGAGTATATAAAAGCCTGTGATTGTAATCTGCTGTTCCAATAACACAAACAACTCCAACCCCAAAAGTTTTGCCTGAATCTCTACCGCCAGAAACCAATACTGTATCTACTTGCAAGAGTTGTTTTAAATCTTCTGGTATATCTAAACCA